ATGCAGAAAGCGCAAAACGTAAAGGCTGCTAGCTAATGTACATCCGTTGCACCGGCATCACCCAATATTCCAACGATGGTGAAAACTGGAACACCACCGATGGCGGTTATGTCTACTGCAACACTGGCTCATGGGAACAACTCACATCAGAACAGCTTGCCTCTGATTTGATCCCACATATTGATACTGTCGTTTTGTCTGATCTCTACGACTTACTGAATTCAGTGTTTTCGACGCCCAGCACTGAAGATATTAGCCTTTCTTTTATGGCTGGTATTTCCCTTCCTCTGATTTGTTATTTAGCATCTTTTGGGGTTGGATCGGTCGTCAATTTTATTAACCAAAAATAGGAGTTCCTAATGGACTTTACCGCAATCCTAGCCGCCGCAGACGCAACAACAATCATTGCTGCAATCCTTGCAATGGGGGCAATCAAAATCCTTCCAAACGTTACGCGTTGGGGAGTTAACAAAGTCGTTAACTTTTTCTAATAATAAGTTTTCGGAGTGGGGCGCTTATGCGTCCCCACATTTAAAAACATGATCATACTGACATTTTCGTTTTTTATCGGCGCTCTATGCGCTTACTCCATAATAGCTGGCTATAAAACTTGAAAACATTAAACAAACGCTATTTACCGATACTCTCATTTTTATTAATAATTTCCTCCCACAGCGCACAAGCTTTTTTTACAAATGATGGTGCTTATTTTCACGGCTCTCAATGTGAAAGCTATATAGGCGGTTTAATAAGCCAAGGCAGAGAAGCATATTGTGAAGACGCTGGCGGCGGCATATATTTAAGCTGGGTTTGGATGGGTGACGGTACCGCATGTCCTTCCGGCCAATCCGTAAACCCAGTTGGAGGAGGTTGTTACACACCAAACATAACTCCACAAAATTGCGTTTCCCAAGTTCAAGGCGGTGGAGTAGTCGGCGCTTACATTACCGGCACAAATTCACAAGGTGGAACAAATGTTACCTGTCAAATTGGCAACGGCGGCTCCGGTTCGGGTACGCCTTCAGGCTGTGGAACTGCCGGTGTAGTTTGCATAGGTGGCGCTCCTGGCGGTAGCACACCACCACCACCAAACACACCAAACGGCCAAAGCCCACAATGCGGAAGCTTTAACGGTTCTGCCGTTTGCGTTACACCACCTCCAAGCGTCTCTTCCGTTCCTGCTGGTACAGGCGGCAACGGTCAAGCGCCTTCTGGCGTAGCATCTGTTGGCACTATAAACAGCCCATCATCATCGCCCACAACTACAACCACCACGACTAACAACACGTCAAACAACACCACTACAACCACCTCAACAACAACCACCACTCAAGAATCAACAACTACTGAAGCCGTATTCGATGAATCCCAAATAGATCCAACTGGCCAAGTTTCAGGTACTCCCACTGGCATAGTTACATGCGAAGACGGCACGCGAGCAGCCGACCTAAATTCATGTGATCACAATCTAAGCTGCGATTTTGCAACGCAATATGTTCTTTATGGTGTCTGTATGGACGCACCGCGACAAACAACTACAACAACCACAAGCACAACAAGCAGCACCACAACAACGACAAATAATGCTACCGGTGAAGAAGAAACTGAAACCACAACGAGCGTATCAAACACGCCAACACCTACACCTAATAACAATTCAAATGGAACCGTTACCGTGCAAATGGATCCTCCCGAATGTGATCCCAACATACAGTATTGCGGCGGTGGTTTTGGTGAAACAGATAATTATGCACCTGACGAAACACTCACATACGAGTCTATATTTCAAGAGTTTTCCGGCAATCTACAAAGTACTGAAGTTGCAAGCGCGATAACCTCATTTTTCGAATTCAATCAGACCGGTTCGTGTCCTATTTGGTCAGCATCGATTCCTTATATCAATGTTGATGTTACTATCGATCAGCTTTGCGCTGATTTTGTTCCTTGGTCAATCATTTACGGCGCATTTCTAGCCGTTTGCCTTTTACTCTCAGCGAGGATTGCACTTACATAATGGAATACATAGACGCAATAAAAGAATTTATTCAAGATATTTGGAATGACTTTATCGAGTTCATGCTCGAACTTCCAAAGCTTATTTTGAAGGGGATTATGGACGCTATTGTCTACGTCGTTGACTTAATTCCTTCACCTGATTTTATGACCGATTACGTACTTTCTGACATTATCCCCTCCGACCTGATTTGGATCTTAAACCAAATAGGCTTCGGTGAAGGGCTTCTCATAATTGGTGGCGGTGTTTTATTTTTCTTCCTCCGTCGCGTAACCACATTAGGTATCTGGTAATGCTCGTATTTCATGAAGGTCTTCCCGGTGCCGGTAAATCATACGAGGCATGTGTTTACCACATTATTCCCCAGCTAATAGAAGGGCGCAGGGTACTAACCAATATCGAAGGAATTAACCATGATAAGTTTTCGGAAATTACTAATATTCCCGTTCAAGTTCTTCGTAAAATGCTTGTATGTGTTGATCATCAAGACATTGAAGATCCTGAAGAAAAATACGAAGCACAAAAACGCTCTATATTGGATGAATCAGGCAATGACACCCTTATCGTTATCGACGAGATTCAGGACATGTTCCCGAGTCAAAGGCAAAAACTAAGCACTGAATGGTCTAAATACGTTGGCTCACATCGTCACGATGGAAACGACATCATAATGATGGGTCAATCTTTTAAAGACGTTCACACATTTTGGCGCCGTCGTACTCAGCGTAAAATAGTTTTCACTAAAAAAAGCGCTCTTGGTCAAAACGACACTTATTTATGGGAAGCTTTCGAAGCAACACAACCCGAAAAATTTATCAAGTTAGGTTCAGGCACTCGAAAATATGAAAACAAATACTTCGGTCTTTACGAATCGGTTACCTCAACCACCAAAAACACAGACGTATATGCCGATCAACGCACACTGGTGTGGAACAACCCAATATTTAAGGTTTACATACCCGCTGCACTCATCGCGGGATTTTTCGCTATTAAGTATCTGTTTGGATTTTTTACCCCCGATGATAATCAGCAAGAACCACCAAATGTAGAGGCTCACAGGTTCGAAGTAGGGGAGCCATTACCGCCACAGCCTGAAATCACTCTAAACGAACAACCTTTACCCGAATCTCATGTTCCAGCTCAACCAGTTCAGCCAGAGTACGACCCCATCGATATATTCGATGAACTAGCAAATAAACACAGGCCCCGACTTGCTGGCGTTATTCGTTCAACTAAAAAACTTATCGCAAATGTTCAAATTATTGATTCCGGCGAACGCGTTATCGATGTTTTCACTCAAACCGAATTGCTCGATATGGGTTGGTCTCTCACATATCGAGATAGCGGCCTAATAGTCCAGAAGGACGAAGTAAAATATCTTATACGCCAATGGCCCGTTGAATCATGGGGTAGGTTAAACAATAATCAGTTGGCCTCCTTCGGTTCTTCGAGCGTAGCGAGAACAACCGAAAGGCCAACATCATCTATTTCAAAACCTTCAAGTTATATTATCGGCCACTCTCCAGCAGAGCGAAGAGAGAGACACCACCATGTCTAAAGAGCTTCGGCGTTTTGTTCGTGAATATTCTCGTCTCCCTGGTGACACGCCTTGGTATCTAGGCCCATACAAACCACCTCAATAATTTCCAATACGATGTAGTACCGGAATTGTCCGATACTGTTTAGTTTTCGCTTTTAATCAGTTGATCTATAAGGAATTTCTGCTCGGTTCCTGACTCTCTCATAGCACTTTCATAACGCCTTCCTTACTGTTCAACCCTTAAAATCTTTGAAATACACAATAAACTCTCACCAGAACGGCCACAGCCGCCCCGTCTGAGAGTTTGCAAACGAAGTTTGTAAAGTCGATCTTATCGGGGTCTTAGGCCGTCAAACGGCCTTAGATTCGCAGCAAGACAAACCCGCTACCGAGCGGCAGCGAGCGTGGTTAAGTGCAGGGTTAGTAATACTGCACTTTTCTCCCAACTTTGAGAGTTATTCCTTTTTCAGTTTTTCATAGTCTTCTTTTCTTATTGTAGTTATTCCCTTTAAAATCAATAGGTTAAGTACTTCCACCATCTTAACTTCTCCTTTTGTGATCCCTACGGCTTTGACGTACTCGTCCTGCACCTTATTCCATGTTTTATCAGGTATATGTTTGACCGGCATGTTTTGCCCTCCTGTCGGATCTTTTTACAAGTATAAATTAAGTTTTTAAGCTTTATTGACACTTAGCTTCTTAGATCCTAAGCTAATCATGATTATTAAGTTTTTAAGATTCTTAGAATGATAGATTGGATAACAGCGGAAGTGCCTTGTAACCATCCACCCTTAAAAACCGGTGTCGTTATTAGCATCGATGAAAACGGCGTCGAAGAATGGAATTCAGTTAAATGGGCTGAAGTTGAAGGAAGTTATTCCAAGAAAATTAGCGTTAAATCTGTTGGCTCAGACTTGTTTGGTCACGCAACGCATTTATTAATTTCCGGTAACCCAGCTAAATTTTTACAGGGCCATAACGTTTTTGGAACGGACGATTTATCTGCCCTAATGGCTCAATTCACAAATAATCTTTTTTCACTTCTCGATATTAATCCTACTGATGTAGACCGACATTTGATTAGGGCGGGCGAGTACTCTTTATCCCGTATCGATATTAATTATGGATATTCATTAAAAACACGCTCTCAGGTTAGAGCATGGCTTCGAGC